TAAAGAAGAACAATTAAAAAAAATTCAAGATCAACAAACAAAAACAGCTAATATACTAAATGAAATAGGATTTCTTGAAACAAAGAAACATGGCTTATTACATGAAATAGCTGCGTTGAATGATGATGTTAACGACTTTAAAGTAGAACTTGAAAAAGAATATGGAGCTGTAAATATAAACTTGGAAGATGGTACTTATACAGCTATAGAGCAAGAGTCAGAAGTTAGTCATGTCTAGTATAATAAGAAAAATTAGTATTGGATCTGACTATAAAAATGATGCGATGCATTATTCTTTGGGTCAAGAAGTATATGGTGGACATACTATATGTGATATTATAAATGATGATAAAGATGGAGAGTACTTGATATATATTAAAAAAAATAATGAAGTACTTCCTTGGAAAAAGTTTAACTCTAACATGGCGATAGCTGTAGAGTTTGATTTAAAGTATTAATGAAAAGTTTATATAACTTTATTATTCGGCCGTATACCGAACGATATGATAATACGCAATCTATTGGAGATAAAGAACTAATAGTAAATACTACTATTTCTAATCATGAATTTATTAGTAAGAAAGCTGTAGTAGTTTCTACACCTGCAGCTTTTGATACTGACATAAAACCCAATGATACTGTCTATGTACATCACAATTTATTTCGTAGATGGTATGATCAAAAAGGAAAAGAACGTAATAGTGCAACTTATTTTAAAGATGATTTATATTTTTGTTCTGTAGATCAAATATACATGTATAACAATAAGTGTCACTTAAATTATTGTTTTGTAAAGCCAATATTAAATAAATCACATCTAAGCACTTACAAAGAACAAGAGCACTTTGGTATATTAAAATATGGTAATAGTTCCTTAGATACTGTAGGAGTAACACCTGGCACACTTGTGGTCTTCACGCCTAATTCTGAATTTGAATTCATTATAGACGGAGAAAGACTTTATTGTATGAAATCTAATAATATAGCCGTAACTCATGAATACGAAGGAAACGAAGAAGAAAATAATCCAAGCTGGGCACATAGCAGTGAAGGAATTAATAAAAGTAGCAAAAGAAGAGATTGTAGACACCGGGGAGGATGTATCTGCGGATCGACTAAAGAACGCAGCTGCCACTAAAAAACTAGCAATATTTGATGCTTTTGAAATTCTTAATCGCATTCAAGAAGAAGAAGAAAGGCTGAGTGATAAACCCAAAGAAAAGAAAGAAGAAAGATCTTTTAAAGGATTTGCAGAAGGGAGAAGCAAGTGAATTATAAGCAAACACTGTGGAAAGAAATTCCTGATGTAATAAATCCTAAGATTCTAAAAAAAGAAAATAGATACAAACGGTGGGAATACGGTTACAATGTAGAATATGATTTTATAGTAATAAGTAAAACTGGTAAAATTGGAAAAATCATTGAGATCCAAAATCTTCGCATTGCACTACCAGCAGAGGATGAATGCTTTAAACGAGGCGAAGATAAAGAGAAACAATACTGGGAGAAGCAACAATATCCCAAAGAATTAAGTAAAATAAAAAGTAGATTTGATTGGGATGAATATCCTAGTGATTTCAAGGAAAAGTGGTACGACTATATTGACAATGAATTCAAAAAACGAGACGAGGGTTATTGGTTCTATAATAACGGTAATCCTACTTATATTACTGGTACTCATTACATGTACTTGCAGTGGTCAAAAATCGATGTTGGTGCACCCGACTATAGAGAAGCAAATAGATTATTCTTCATATTCTGGGAAGCTTGCAAAGCAGATGATAGATGTTATGGAATGTGCTACCTTAAAAACAGACGGTCTGGTTTCTCCTTTATGTCATCAGCAGAACTTGTTAATCAAGCAACAATCTCAAGCGATGCAAGATTTGGTATTCTCTCAAAAACTGGATCTGATGCTAAGAAAATGTTCACAGATAAAGTCGTCCCGATATCCGTTAACTATCCGTTTTTCTTCAAACCGATCCAAGATGGTATGGATCGTCCTAAAACCGAACTGGCATACAGAGTTCCGGCATCTAAACTTACACGTAGAAAACTGGAAACAAATGAACAGTTACAAGAACTTGAAGGATTAGATACTACAATAGATTGGAAAAATACGGGGGACAACTCTTACGATGGTGAGAAATTAAAAATACTAGCACACGATGAAAGTGGAAAATGGGAAAGACCGGACAATATATTAAACAACTGGAGAGTTACAAAAACTACACTAAGACTAGGATCAAGGATCGTAGGCAAGTGTATGATGGGCTCAACTTCAAACGCATTAGATAAAGGTGGAGACAACTTCAAAAAATTATACTACAATTCAGACGTTACAACAAGAAATAGAAACGGACAAACGAGTTCTGGCCTCTACTCTCTTTTCATCCCTATGGAATGGAACTACGAAGGATTCATGGATACTTTTGGACTTCCTGTATTCCTTACGCCAAGAAATCCAATCCAAACAATCCAAGGTGGCAAAGTTACAAGAGGAGTCATAGATCATTGGGAGAATGAAGTTGATGGATTAAAACATGATCAAGATAGTTTAAACGAATATTATAGACAATTCCCGCGAACTGAAGAACACGCTTTTAGAGACGAGACTAAAAACTCTTTATTTAATCTTACTAGAATTTATCAACAAATAGATTATAACGAAGAGATTAATAATAAAACCTCTATCACACAAGGAAGTTTTATGTGGGAGAATGGGATTAAAGATAGTAGAGTAATATTTTTACCTAATAAGAATGGGAGATTCTACATCTCATGGGTTCCACCTAAAAACCTTCAAAATAGAGTGATATTAAAGAATGGTATTAAATATCCAGGAAATGAACACATTGGAGCTTTTGGCTGTGATAGTTATGATATAAGTGGAACAGTTGACGGAAGAGGATCTAATGGAGCTTTACATGGATTAACTAAATTCTCTATGGAAGATGCACCACCGAATCATTTCTTTTTAGAATACATAGCTAGACCACAAACAGCAGAAATATTTTTTGAGGAAATATTAATGGCTTTGATTTTTTATGGTATGCCTATATTGGCTGAGAATAATAAACCGAGATTATTATACTATATAAGAAGACGTGGATATCGAGGTTTTAGCATGAATCGCCCTGATAAAATCTGGAACAAGTTATCTCCTGCAGAGAGAGAAGTAGGTGGTATACCTAATACTAGTCAAGATATTAAACAAGCACATGCTGCTGCAATTGAATATTATATTGAAAACTATGTAGGAGAAGTAGGAGAAGAATATGGAGATATGTATTTTAATAAAACATTAAATGATTGGAGTCGATTTAATATAAATGATAGAACAAAACATGATGCCTCAATTAGTTCTGGCTTAGCTATAATGGCGTGTAATAAAAATAAGTATCGACCGAATCAAGAAAGAATTAAAAAAGATATTCACTTAGGAATAAGAAGATATAATAATGAAGGATCTATTTCACAAATAATTAAATAAATGAAGATTACAAACACTTACAGTAGCTTTCCAGATCAGGTAGTACCTGACGAGGTTAAGAACAGTTGGGATTATGGTAAAAAAGTCGCGAAAGCAATTGAAGGGGATTGGTTTAGTGGAACTAGATCAGGAGTAGAGAATAGATGGAATACTAATTTTAACAATTTTAGAATGCGTAGATTATACGCAAGAGCAGAACAACCTGTTCAAAAATACAAAGATGAGTTAGCTATTAATGGCGATTTGTCTTATTTAAATCTGGATTGGAAACCTGTACCTATTATACCTAAGTTTGTAGATATTGTTGTGAATGGAATGGATGATAAGCTTTATGATGTTAAAGCTTTTGCTCAAGATCCAGAGTCTCGAAGAGTAAGATCTAAATATGCAGAGGATATATTAAGAGATATGCAAGCAAAAGAGTTTTTGCTAAACTTAAAAGATGCAGTTGGTTTAGACTTGTTTAATAGTGATGATCCTGAAGCTTTACCTGAAAATAAAGAAGAATTAGATCTTCATATGCAATTATCTTATAAACAAGCTAGTGAAATTGCCTGTGAAGAAGCTATAAACAATACTTTAGAATTTAATAAATATGATTTAACTAAACGTAGAGTTATTGAAGATTTAGTAGTGTTAGGAATGGGAGCTTGTAAAACAAACTTCAATGAAGCAGAAGGAGTTACTGTTGATTACGTTGATCCATCTCGTTTAGTATATTCTTATACTGAAGATCCTAACTTTGAAGACATGTGGTATGTTGGAGAAGTTAAAGCTATTACATTAGCAGAGATTAAAAAAGAATTTCCTCATCTAACAGATTCTGACTTAGAAAGATTACAACGTTATCAAGGTAATAGTAACTTCTTATATAATTGGAATGGAAGAAATGATGGGAATTCTATTTATGTCTTATACTTTGAATATAAAACTTACAGTGATCAAGTTTTTAAAATAAAGAAAACTGCTACTGGATTAGAGAAATCTTTAGAAAAACCAGATACATTTAATCCACCAACAAATGAAAATTTTGATAGAATAGGAAGATCTATTGAAGTATTATATAGTGGAGCTAAAGTATTAGGTTATGACGAAATGCTTAAATGGGAATTAGCAAAAAATATGACTAGACCTAAATCTAATCTAGTTAAAGTTAATATGAATTATAACATCTGTGCTCCTAAACTATACATGGGTAGAATAGAGAGTTTAGTAAGTCGAATGATGGGATTTGCAGATATGATTCAATTAACCCATTTAAAAATTCAACAAGTAATTTCCAAGATAATTCCTGATGGAGTATATTTAGATGTAGATGGATTGGCAGAAGTAGACTTAGGTAATGGTACAAGTTACAATGCTAAAGAAGCTTTAAACATGTATTTTCAAACTGGTAGTATTCTAGGTCGTTCTATGACCATGGAAGGAGATCCAAATCCAGGAAGAATACCAATTCAAGAATTACAATCTAGTTCGGGAGGAAATAAAGTTCAATCATTAATATCTACATATCAGTATTATTTACAAATGATAAGAGATGTAACGGGATTAAACGAGGCTAGAGACGGATCTATGCCTAATTCTGACTCATTAGTAGGATTACAAAAACTAGCCGCGGCTAATTCCAATACAGCAACTAAACATATTTTAAATTCTTATTTATATCTAACTATTAGAACATGTGAGAATATTGTCTTAAGAACATCTGATTCTATTGAATACGCTTTAACTAATGAAGCATTAAAAAATAGTATTTCTACTTGGAACGTAGGACAATTAGAGGACTTACAAGACATGCATTTATACGACTTCGGTATATTCTTTGATTTAGTACCTGATGAGCAAGAAAAACAACAATTAGAAAATAATATTCAAGCTGCGATTCAACAAGGTAGCATCAATCTTGAAGATGCAATAGACATTAGATCTATCAACAACTTGAAGTTAGCTAATCAAATGATTAAGCTAAAACGTAAGCAAGCTGCAGAAGCTGCTCAAGCTGCTAATGAAGCTAATATTGCTGCTCAAGGCGCTGCTAATGCACAAGCTAGTGAAGCAGCAGCTATGGCGGAAGTACAGAAGAAGCAAGCTACTATGGATGTTGAACTTAAAGTTGCTAAAGGTAAATCTCAGTATGAAATTGAACGAATGCGTGTTGAAGCTCAAATTAAAAGAGAGTTAATGGAATTAGAGTTTAATTACAACATGCAATTAGGTCAACAAAAGATAAATAGAGAAGCTGACAGAGAGAAAAATATAGAAGAACGTAAAGATAAAAGAGCAAGAATTGTAGGTACTCAACAATCACAAATGATAGATCAAAAGAAAAATGATTTATTACCAATAAATTTTGAAGAAGAAGGAGCTTTAGATGATATTCAACCATCTAGTGAACTTAGTAATCCACCCTTAGCTCCGGATAACATGTAGATTACTTATATTATATTATATTATGGAAAAAGGAAAAGTAGAAGAAGAAGGTACTTTTAAAATTAAAAAGAAAGTTAAAAGACCTAAAAAACTTCAAGTAAAAGAAAAAGAAATAATCAAACTTGATTTAAATAAAAAGGAAGATGCCGTTCAAGAGCAAAAAACAAAGGAACCTGTGTTACAGTCTGATGCACCAAGTGAACCGAAAAAAGAAGAGGTCAAAGTGGAATTGCAAGAAGTGGGATCAACACACACAGAACCTGAACAACCTCCCACAGAAATTAAAGAAGAAGTAACAGTTATTAACGAAACACCTAGAGAAAAAGTTGAAACTAAAAAATTCGATGAAGCTCCTACAGCTCCAAAGATAACTCTACCTGAAAACGTGGAGAAGTTAGTTAACTTTATGAAAGATACCGGGGGAACTGTTGAAGACTATGTTACTCTTAATAAAGATTATTCACAATACGATGATAGTCTTTTAGTAAAAGAATATTATAAAAAAACTAGACCACATTTATCAGATGAAGAAGTTAATTTTATCATGGAAGATAACTTTACTTATGATGAAGAAGTGGATGAAGAAAGATTTGTAAAAAAGCAAAAGCTTAAATACAAAGAAGAAATTGCAAAAGCCCGAGGATTTCTGGATGAAATGAAAAGTAGATACTATGATGAAATCAAGTTGAGACCATCTTCTACTAACGAACAACAGAAAGCCATGGATTTTTTCAATAGATATAACGAGGAACAATCATCCTTGCAGGAAAAGAGAAACGCGTTTGTAAATAATACAAAAACTTATTTCCAAGATAAATTTGAAGGTTTCAATTTTGAAGTTGGAGAAAAGAAGTTTAAGTATAAAGTTTCCAATCCTTATGATATAGCAGATAATCAAACTGATATTAATAAGTTTACTAACCAAT